ACAGAGAACTTCTTGAGGCTGCGGCGAAGGCTGCTGGCGTTCCGCTGCGGGTTGTTGGCGCAAAACCTGGTCTTTACGCGCTTTACCCCGACACCGACGGCGTTGACAGTATGTGCCGCATGCAGCAGTGGAACCCCCTCACCGATGACGGCGACGCTCTAAGGCTGGCGGTGCGGCTAAACATTCCCGTCTTCCCTTATGACGAAGAAACAAGCACCGGCACTATCGGAGTCGTAGCGAAGAACTGGGGAAGCAAAGAGTCCAACACCCGCCGCGCCATAGTGATGGCAGCCGCTGCTATGGCGCCTACCTGATCGGCAGCCCCGCGCGCTGTCAGCGCAGGCCGATAAGCGCCGCTTCAGCCTCTCGCCTGGCCACTAGGCCCGGGAGCACCTTGCCGCCGCCACGCACCCAGCGCCGCAGCTCGGCCGGAACCTGATCCCACTGCCCGGCGTTCACGCGGCGCCGCATCGTGGATGCCCGCAGCGCCCCAACGCCAGCGTTGAAAGCAAAGTCTGCCAGCGCTGCAACGCGTCCGGGGGTGTCGGCGCCAGGGCACAGCGCAAGCACGGCAGGCAGGCGCCTGGTGCGCAGGTCGTGCAGCAGCAGCGCCTCGGCCCGGTCGCGCGAGATCGGAGCATCGGTCAGCCGGACGGGCACGCCGCGCTCATAGATCGTGCTGCCGTAGCCGATGGTCGGTACGCCGGCCGGGCACAGGTAGGGCCGCAGGCGCAGGCCCTCGAAGCGCCGACACAACGCGGCGGCCAGGGCGGCAGCTTCTGCTGTGCTCACTGGCCCCTGGCGCGGATGCGCTCGCCAACAAAGACTCCCAGCACCGCGCAGATCAGCTCCAGCAGCAGCGGGGACAGGATGACGGCCGACGGCCACAGCGCGTTGCCGGCAAGCAGCAGGATGCCCATGGTTGCCAGCGCCGGCCGGATGCTGGCATTCCATGCCCCGATCCAGTCCGAACGCTCACCGGCCCGGCTGACGCCCTGCACGGCCGACAGAAACGCGGCATCTGCCGCCGCTGCGCCGGCTGCGGTGGCCTGGGCCTCGATGACCCGAATTCCCTGCGCCGCCTGTGCAGCAATCGCTTCTTGCTGCCACCGGTGACGATCACCATCCTGCTCATGCTCAATACGAAGCCGCTCAATTTCAGCTTTGCGCTCATCGCGCGCCTTGAGGAAGCCCAAGGCCTCACCAAGAAGCCATCGAAAAGCCGCTCCACCGAGGAACGAGAACAAGCCACTGAACATGTGGTCAAGCCTTTGTCAGTTTCGCGGCACGCATCAGCGCCAGGGCAAACCGCCGCAATCGGCCCCGGTCCATAGTGACCGCAGCCCAAGAATGCCCGCCAGTCGCAGTGCGTTCATGAACTGCAACCGTTGCCGTTTCGGCCCCATCTGAAACAGCAACTGTAGCCAAGCCGTCTCGCGCCTCGACAGATTCGATGAGCACGCCAGGGACGGTATCAATCGGCTCCATCATCCCGCCAACGAAATAGCAACGGCCAGCGCAAAGCAGCCTGCTGACACGCCAAGCCAAACCCTGGGCCAGCTAATTGGACCGCTTGGCACATGCGCTTTGGCACCCAGAGCGCCGGCACCGTCAATGACGACGACAAACGGCGCATCCTCGGGGCGAGGCTCCATGGGCCTGGTAGGAGAAAACGCAGGGTCATCATTGGCCGGCTGCGTAGGCAAATAAGCGTTGTTCATCCCCGCTCAACTCCAGCTAGTAATCGGCAACATATAGTCCAGTTCTGAATTGGCGTAGCATAATACTGCCGAAGACCGCCAAACTTTGGCCCGGCACTATTTTGGAGCGCAAATGGAAGAAATGATGCCTGACGCGGCAACGCAACAGCCCAATTCACCCGACAACGACGCCGGCCAGGTCGCCGAACTCTGTATTGCAGTGATGCAAGACGGCAGCCTTCAGGTCTACAAAGAACAAGGCGAAGACCCCGCCGAAACCGAAAGCGCCCGGCAAACTGCCAGCGACATTGGCCAAGCCCTGAAAATGGTGCTTGACATGTACAAGCAGATGGGCCAAGGCGAAGCTACCGACCAAATGACGGCCGGGTTTGACGAGCGCGCCCAAGGCCCCGGTCAGGCTCGGATGCAGCGAGGCTTTCGATAATGCCCGCGGCAAGCATCACCCTTGAGGACGATGGCGGCGCCGTCGCAACCAAACTGGTGTTCAGCGGCGGTTTCAAAGCCACCAGCCAAGCCCACCAAGCCGCTCAAATCCTGATCGCCCTCATGGATCAGCACATGCAGCGCATGGGCGGCGCAGTAATCGACCCCCTGGTGATCGAGCAGCGCGCAGAAAACTCGCAATTGGCCATCCCGGACGCCCAGGCAAGCCGGATCATTCTGGAGGCGTGAGCGGATGAACGCGCCTCTGAAGAACCAGCGCCATGAGCATTTTGCTCAACTTCTCGCCAAGGGAGAAAAAGCCGCACGCGCCTACGTGGCGGCTGGGTATAGCAAGGCTGGCGCCGAGCAGTCTGCCAATCGGTTGCTCAAGGATGCTGATGTTTGCTCGCGGATTGCGCAACTTCGAGCAGCAATAGAAGCGCCGTCGCGCGAGCGCGCCATTGAAAAGGCTGCGGTTGACAAGGCGTGGGTGCTCTACAACCTGACGCAAATCACCAAGATGGGTATGGCCGCTGAGCCTGTGCGCGACGCAGAAGGCAACCCGACAGGCGAATACCGGGCCAACCTGAGCGCCGCCAATCGATCCCTGGAGCTTATTGGCAAAGAACTCGGCATGTTTGTGGAACGCAAGGAGATTCGGACGGGCGCCCTGGACGGGCTGCCGGCCGATCAACTGAAGGCGCTGGAAGATGCTCTCACCTCACTTGGCTCGGCTGCTGGAACTGCCGCCAGCGGCGAGGACAGAACTACTCACTAGGGTCCGAGAAGCCCGCAAGGCGCGGGCGCTGGAGTTTTACCGACCGTACCCTAAGCAGCGGGAGTTCCACGCGGCCGGCGGACCGCTGCACATTCGTGAGCGGCTGCTAAAGGCCGGAAACCAGCTTGGCAAGACGTGGAGCGCAGGATTTGAGCATGCGATGCACCTAACCGGCCGGTATCCAGATTGGTGGCCGGGAATCGTGTTCGATGAGCCGGTTGTTGGCTGGGCGGCATCTGAGACGAGTCAAAGCACGCGCGATACGGTGCAGCGGATTCTGTTGGGCCAGCCTGGGGCCTGGGGCACTGGCGCGATACCGAGAGACGCCATAGCCGAGACGAAGCGCTCAGCGCATGGGGTGGCCGATGCAGTTGAAACGATATTGGTGCGCCATGGTGGCGGCGGAGACGTGCAGGCCGGAACAAGCCGGGTGACGATCAAAACCTATGACCAGGGTCGCGAGCGGTGGCAGGGAGAAACCCTAGACTTTGTGTGGTTCGACGAGGAGCCGCCAGAGGACATTTATTTTGAGGGGCTGACGCGGACAAATGCCAGGCAGGGCATCGTTACGCTGACCTTCACCCCACTGAAAGGCATGTCAAGCGTGGTGCGGCGATTTCTTCAGGAGAAGCCTGCCGGGGCGGTGGTGGTCAATATGACCATTGAGGATGCCGGGCACTACACGCCGGAACAGCGGGCTGCCATCATCGCTACATACCCAGCGCATGAGCGAGAGGCTCGGGTTAACGGCACGCCAACCCTCGGCAGCGGCCGAATCTTCCCGATTGCTGACGATGTAATCAGCGAACCGCAGGTGCAGATTCCTGCACACTGGCCCCGTATCTGCGGCATGGACTTTGGCTGGGACCACCCGACTGCCGCTGTTTGGATGGCATGGGACCGCGATAACGACGTTGTGCACATTTACGACGCCTACCGCGTCCGTGAGGCCACGCCGATGATTCACGCGCTGGCAATCAACGCCCGTGGGAAGTGGATTCCTGTGGCTTGGCCGCATGACGGCGAGCAGCACGACAAGGGCAGCGGCGTCGCCCTGGCAAACCAGTATCGCAAGTTGCAAGTCAACATGCTGAAGGACAAGGCCACCCACGCGCCAGACAAATCGGCAGGCGAGAAGGAAGGCCAAGGCGGGAATAGCGTTGAGGCTGGCTTGATGATGATGCTGGACCGGATGCAGACCGGACGCCTGAAAGTGGCGAAGCACCTGGCCGACTGGTGGGAGGAATACCGCCTGTACCACCGCGAGGACGGGAAGATCGTGAAGCTGCAAGACGACCTGATGAGCGCCACCCGTTATGGGCTGATGATGCTGCGCCACGCAAAGTTGCCAACGACTGAGCGCACCAGCACGCTGCCACCTCCCCGTATCACCGACCGATCAACCGGGGCGCTGGCCTAAGCCATGGATGCCGCAAAGCAGGTTCTGCTGCACGACGGTGTTCCGCTGGCGGCTGACTTCAATATCTACCGCAGCCCTTCGGCAGCGGCATTTGTCGTCATCGACACGACCACGGGACAGGCGTACTACAGCGTTCGCAACGGTGAGTTTGTAGCCTTCGGCGGGTCTACAAGCGGCGGATCATCTGGCACGGTCACAAGCGTTGCGGCTACGGTGCCGTCTTTCCTGGCGGTATCTGGCTCGCCCATCACCTCAAGCGGGACGCTGGCCATAACCCTGAGTGGAACGGCGCTGCCCATAGCCAACGGCGGCACAGGGGCAACCTCGGCGAGCGCAGCCAGGACCGCGCTAGGGATAGGAACTGCTGGCACGCTAGACGCTGACGTTGATGGCGCGCTTGCGGCGAACAGCGATACGCGGGTTGCCACGCAGAAGGCGGTGATAACCTACGTCGGCACTGCTGTTCCAGCGCTTGGGTATGTGGTTGGGCCTGCTAGCTCTGTAAACGGCCGTGTGGCAGTGTTCAGCGGGACAACCGGGAAGCTTATTGCCGACAGCGGGCTGACGCTA